TAGATGGCTGGGATGAAGCTGGTAGTGAGCAGGCACGGCGTGCGTTGATCCGGCAGTCCTTTGCCATTCACAAGCGCAAAGGCACCGTCGGCGCAGTACGCCGGGCGCTGGGGGCGCTGGGTGTGGCGGTGGATTTCCGGGAGTGGCACGACATTCCAGGCGCCGCGCCGCATACGTTCGGGCTGGTGGCCTGGGTGAATGACAACCCGGCAGATGAAAACGCAGTGCTTACGCCGCAGCTGTATCAGCGGTTGCGCCGTCTGGTTGACCAGACCCGCAACGAGCGCAGCCACTACAGTTTTCAGGTGGGCGCTCGCTTTGATCAGGCGATGCAGCTGGCCAGCACCAGCCAGGCCGCCGCCGTTGGCCGCTGGGGAGGTGAAGCCAAGCCCGTACAACCACGGCAGGCCGTGCAGCTGCTGCAGATGGGTAGCGCGGCACAGTTGGCCGCATCCTGCCGGCGTAGCGCCGCACCGCTGCCTGTCCAGCCCGCTGCGGCAGTCCTGACGCTGGGTGTTGCAGCTGCCATCAAACCCGCAGCCGTGTGCCGATGCGTGGCACAACCGCAGGCCGTTCAGCCACGTACCGCCGCCAGTGCAGTCACGCTGGTCAGTGCTGTACGTGGGCTTTCAGTTCTACGTGTTTCGATGGAGGTTTAATGAGCACGCCACTACTGCCGACGATTCTTGAAGTCGGCCTTAACGCGATCTGGCGAGCCGGTGCTGATGGCCTGGCCGGGCAGATCACCCACATCGCCCTGGGCGATACCGCCTTTGTGCCTTCACAAGCGATGACAACCCTACCGGGGGAGCGCGTGCGCTACCCCATTGCTGACGGCAAAAAAGTCAGCAGTAAACAGATTCACGTCACGGCGCTGGCAGACGGCAATGCTGAATTCTGGGTGCGCGGTGTCGCCTTCATTTTGTCCGATGGCACACCGCTGGCGCTGTGGAGTGACCCGGCCAAGCCGCTTGCCTACAAGTCTGCAGGCGTTGACCTGCTGCTGGCCTATGACCTGACGCTTTCTGCCCTGCCGGCTGACAGCGTGACCGTGCAATCCACGGGAGCCGGCCTATCGCTATCGATGGCCGAGGAGTACACCGCGTTAGCCACCGCGATGATCAGCTTGCAAAGCATGGTCATCAAACCCTATCTGCAATGAGGAGCAAGCAATGAGCCTTGAGAGCCAAGTCGCCGCACTGGTAGCGACCACGCAAGAGTTGACCGTACAAGTTGCCGGCAAGATGGTGCAAATCAATACCCAAGTTGCCAGCAAGATTGCCGAGCTTGATGCCTGGAAAGCGGCCGCCAGCCCGGAAAAACGCATCACCACCGAGATCAAGATTGGTGGCAGCAAAGATTACTTTTACCCGGTGTGGTGGAAAACCCTGGGCGCCGGTACGAACGGCACGCACCGCCTAAGCATCCATCGTTCGTACTACCTCAACGGTGCTGAAAATGAGCGCCCGCTGAACCCCGCCGGCCCGCACCAGGCAGGCTTGCTGCTGGAGCTGGAAATCAGTGATTGTGGTGTTGGTGGCGACCCCAAGTTTCTGGAAATCAAGCGCTTCGGCGAAACCTACAACCGCACGATTGCGAACGTGCAGCACCAGCTGACCGGTAAACAGTACCGCATTGACCCGGCCGGCATTGCGTATGGCGGTGTTGCCGATGGCGTTGCCAGTCCGTGCGGCTTCATCAGTGGTTTGTATCTGCGCGGGGGTGGCCTGACTTATAACATCACGACGAATCAGGATCTGGTGAACTTCGGCTATCACAACGGCGCAAGCCTGGCGCCGGCGGAAGTGTGCCGCATGGATGGTGTCAACGCCCGCTGGCTGGTAGACCCGCTGCCGTTGGCTGACGGCGTGGCGCCGACCATCGATCTGGCCGCTTTCACTGTGCCCGCATAACAAGGAAACTGAACCATGAACGATCTGATCATCAAACGACTGCCGAACGGCATGATCAATGTGCCGGCAGGTTCGCTGGCAGAGCTGGGCATTGCTCCGGATACCGCTGCAGCGCTTATTCATGAAGTCAAGCTGGACAAGCTGCGCGCCGAGCGTAACCGCCGCATTGCGATGTGCGACTGGACGCAGCTGTCGGATGCGCCGCTGAGTAAGGAAGAGAAGGCCGCATGGGCAACTTACCGCCAGGCGCTGCGTGATCTGCCCGAAGCCGCTGCCGACCTCGACAATGTCGTGTGGCCGGTGCAGCCGTGAAGCTGCCGCACCTGGTGATCTACACCGACCGCCTGCCGGACGGTGTGGCCGGTGCGGCCAATGGCCCGCTGGTACGCATCCGTCCGGCCTACCGCCACGACGCCGGCTTGCACGCGCACGAATACCGTCATGTGCAGCAGTGGTATCTGGCCAGCGTCATGGCTGCAGCGCTGCTGGCGGTTGTGGTGCTGGTCTGCGGTGGTGTGCAAGGCACGCTGCTGGCGCTATGGCCGGCTGCGCTGGCCGGCCACTCGCTGGCTTACCTGCTGTGGCCACGCTACCGGCTGTGGGCTGAGGTAGACGCCTACCGTGTCCAGATGCGCTATGGCCTGAGTCTGGATGTGGCGGCGGTCCGGCTGGCCAGCCCGGTGTATGGCCTGGGGTTGACGCCAGCCCGGGCAAGGTCGCTGCTGAAGTAGTCGGCCACTGTTTTCTGAAAGCTACCCGCATTGGCGGGTTTTTTTACGTCTGTAGCAAGGAACTGCTATGTCGAATCCCTCGCTTTTCCACGGCGTCACGGTGACGCTGGTCGATACCGGTGCCCGTACGATTGCGCTGCCGTCGTCGTCGATCATCGGTATTGCCGACACCTACACGCCCGGCGCCGGCCTGGCCGCGCCCAATGTTCCGGTCAAGATCACCAGCGACCGCGAAGCCGCGGCCGCGTTCGGTCCCAATAGCGCGATTTTCCGTCAGCTCAAAAGCATCTACGACAAGACCCGTGCCGCTGTTGTGGCGGTGGGTGTACCGCAGGTGGCCGACCCGGCGCAGCTGACCAGCGCCATTATCGGTGGCATGACGGCAGGCGGCGCACGTACCGGCCTGCAGTCGCTGCTGGATGCCAAGTCCGTGCTGGGCTTGCACCCGCGCCTGCTGGTGGCGCCGGGTCATACGTCCAAACAGCCGGTGGCCAGCGCGCTGGATAGCCTGGCTGGCAAGCTGCGCGCCATCGGCATTATCGATGGCCCGAATACTACCGACGATGCCGCCATCGCGTATGCGGCCAACTTTGGCAGCAAGCGCCTGTACATGGTGGATGCCGGTGGTAACAAGGTGTGGGATACCGAGTCCAGCTCGGAAATCCTGCTGCCGTCGTCCGGTGCCGCGGCTGGTCTGTTTGCGGCCAAGGATGCGGAAGTGGGCTTCTGGGCCAGCCCGTCCAATACCGAGTTCGCCAATGTGCTGGGTACCGGCCGTCCGGTGGAATACCTGCAGGGCGACCCGACCTGCCGTGCCAACCTGCTGAACCAGGCGTACGTCAGCACCATCATCCGTGACGGTGGTTTCCGCCTGTGGGGTAACCGCACGCTGTCGGCTGATGCCAAGTGGTCTTTCGTGACGCGTGTACGTACCACCGACATGGTGATGGACGCCATCCTGGCCGGCCACCAGTGGGCGGTAGACAAAGGCATTACCAAGACTTACGTGTCCGATGTGACCGAAGGGCTGAATGCCTTCATGCGTGACCTGCGTAACGCCGGCGCGGTGATCAACTTCGAGGTATTCCCGGATCCGGTGCTGAATACCGCCAGCCAGCTCGAGCAGGGCAAGGTGTACTGGAACATCCGCTTTACCGATGTGCCGCCGGCGGAAAACCCGAACTTCCGCGTCGAGGTCACCAACCAGTGGATTACCGAAGTGCTGGCAGCGTAACGCCTGCCGGCTTTGACAGCATGAAGCGCCGTCTGGTGGCTGCCCAGGGTAGCCATTTGACGGCGTTTTTCTTGCGCAATGTCCGGCATGTTTTCGGTTCGCTGCATTGCCTGCAGGATGCCAACGCCAATGGCTATGTCTGGCTGAGCGATGGCAGCGAATGGTGCTTTAACTACCACGCGCAGTACCCGGGGTTTTACCGGTTCGGTGCGCGTGACTTCAGAAAGGGGATCCGATGATTCCGCAAACGCTGACGAATTTTTCCTTGTTCCTGGCCGGTACCAGCTACGCAGGCAAGGCGACCAAGGTGCAGCTGCCCAAGCTCAAGCGCAAAACCGAGGCGCACCGTGGCGGCGGTATGGATGGCGAAATCGATATGGCCGTCGGTATGGAAAAGCTGGAGGGTGGCTTTTCGATGACCGGTATCGATCGTGCCTCGCTGGCCATGTTCGGTATTGCCGATGGCGGCGCCTTCAACGGCGTGTTCCG